TTTTCTAAAATACACCTACTGCCTTAGCATTTACAGTTCCTCTATTATTTCCTATAGCAATATCTCTAGATAACAATGTTATACCACCACCAAAATTTTCTTGTGCTTTTTTCAAGGAACTTTTTGCTCTTTTACTTGGTGGCATACTTGGTGGCTCTATAAAACCTGTGATAGGCTCGCCTTCAGTAACTGCTTCGCCCATCCAACTTGGGTCACTGCCTGTGCCTTTTTTATAATCTTTAACACTTTGTTCCCACTCTTTATCTTTACCAGGTTTACTGAGTTCTTCGTATTCTAAAAAGTATTCAACAGCAATACTTAATTTTTTTACAACATCAAAATAATCTTGCTTACCTACAATAGATTTACCCATATCTACTACTGGATGACTATGTACATCCAATTGTTTTAACTTTTCAGGGTCTATTTCAGTTGACTTACGCAACGTTGTATATAAAGATCTTATATAATCTTTTCTATATGCACTTTTGTCATATCCTGCTTTCATTATAGTAGCATATCTCACAACTGCTTTTACTACTTTTTCAAAATCTTGTTCGTAATTTTCACCACCAGCAACTCTAAATTCTATTAGTTCATTACCAGAATCTTTATCATTTACACCTTTAAAATGAATTGTTGTCATCTTACCTGTATTAATGCTTTTAGAAAGTTCTTTTTCAATGCCTTCAAATCCAGTAAAGTCACCACGTTTAAGTTTCTCTGCACCTTTTAAAAGACCTTTGTATTGGCTTACTGTATAGGTATTTCTTAATCTACCAAATTCTCCAAGTAAATATTGATCGCCCAATAACAAAGCCATTTTTAATTTATTTAGATCTTGAGCCTTTACCTCACCGTCGTCTTCCCTAGGAGCATCAGGTTCACCGTGCCAACTCATTGTAACATGCAATCCTGTTGAACGGTTTGTGCCAAAATTATCATCTCCCCATTCAAAAAGGCTTTTCATTTCTTCTAACATTTTTCTAGGACTATCGAATACTGGAGATATAAGTTCGGCACCAGCACCCTCATCTGGATCAATACTGCTATCTCTTTGTACTGCCCAACCGGTTGTTGTATAAGTATCACCGTAGTCACCGTATTCTGGGTAGTCATCAAATTTACTAAAATCCCTTACCCAAGTATTTAATTCTGAGGCAACATCTTCAACATCTCCGGAGCCATCAGAATATTCATAACCATAATCATTGAGGAATTCACTCATATAACTGTATTGGTCATATATCCAATCATTCATACTGTATTCGCTTTCTGCGGCTTCTGTGGCTTCTTCGTCTAAATCGTAATCTTCTCTAACTGCATCGTCTAGCCAACCCAAATACTCGTCTTCGTATTCTTCTTCTACATATTCTCTGACCCAGTTCATATATTCCCAACCATCTTCCTCACGGTTTTCGTATTCTTGTGGATCTGCTTCTTCGAAATCTGCTTTGTATCTTTCTATTGCTTCTGAACTTGGGCCTGCACTACTATCTATAAACTCATTTAACCAATCTTCATCTTCTCTAACTTCTTGAATTTTATCTGATACTATATCGTCTAGATATTCTTCTTGTCCTTTTTCATATAACCATGTTCTATAGTCTTCATATGCACTATCAGGTAAATCACCGTATTCGTACTCAATGTCTTCGATGCTCATATCGTCTATATTAGACGAACTACTAGAACTTACATTATAAAAAAATGTTTCTGCTTCAAAACCGCACTTAATAGGTAAGTCTAAGGCTTCTTTTGCTACTGACGGTACATTAAAATTTATTTCAAATAATTTTGAATCTACTTCTTTTAGTTTACTTCTACTGAGTTTTTTAAGTTTTCCTCGTAAACTTTTAACTTGTAATTTTTTACCTTTCTTTCTAGCAAGTTTACTTAATTTTCCTTCTGGAATTTCTTCTACTTCTTCTTTTCCATCTATTGCAATATACTCGCCTGTTTTTATATCTCTTGCAATTAATGAATCTGGGTTATTACCATCATTTACAGGGGAAGTTACTTCAAGAGGATCTTTAAGGTCTTTGTATTTTATTAATTTAGTTTTGCCACTAATATTAGTTGCTTTTTTAATTGAATTTGCGGGTACTGTGTTTGTTACAGCCATAGGCTCATCTGCTTGTTGTTGCTTTACACCAGTTACAGTAGGTGACGAAGTCATTTTATTTGCTTTAGAAATAGTATTAGTATTTTGCTTTGCATTGGTGCCATGTTCCTGATCTGCTGATTTGGTAGGAGCACCTGAAGAATTATATGAATATTCTTTTAATAAATGTTTTAAGGTCTTAACATCTGTAAACTTCATTATCTACGTCTCTTATTCATCATACGCAATCTACGGCTGTTAGGATTAAACTTTTTAGTTCTTTGAGCTCTTCTGCTCATCCTTTTTCCTAATCTTGCTTTTGTTCTTTTTAATGTAATCCTCTTTTTAAAATCTATTGGAGCACTACACTGACTAACATTTGATACTACTCTTCCTTTACGTCTACCACTAGTACATCTGACAGCACGTTTGAGTGTGTTACCCATTTTACGCCATACCATTCTTCCTTCTGTAATAGTTACATCTGTAAATTCTTCTAGTCTCATATTACCATTTCCTACATGACCAGTAACGTGCTTTTGTTTTTGGTCCTGGATTATCACAATTATGTCTTGCTCTAAAACTTTTTCTTGCTTTTGGATTGCTTTTTCTAATACGCATTGTTTTGCCTTTAACACTAGAACCGCCGTGTCCAAAGTTTACTTTCTTAACATTTCCTGTCTTAGGGTCTTTGACATAAACCTTAAACTTTTTAACATCACCTTGCATTGGCTTGTTTAGTTTAACTTTGCGTCCTCTATACTCTGCTTCAAACATATCGTTTTCATCTATACTATACCCAAGGTAGCCAAACTCCTCATGGAAGTCTTCTACATCTTCAAGTGTAATTTCTTCTACTATATCTAAATATCTCATAATATCTTCATTAATAATCCTACAACTGTTGTGACCAGTGTAGTAAATGTAAGTCCAACAATAGCAATTATCCAACTTTCTAGTTTGTTTAATCTCTCTTTTGTCACCTCTTTAAATTCTTTTAATTCTGCTGTAATTGATTCTATACGAAGCATGTCTGCAATGATGTGTGCTTCTATGTCACCACTTTGTACATACGGTTTTGGCATTATTTCTGGTTCGTTTTTTTTAGGCATTTTTTATATTATAATAAATCTTGTTTACTAAATTCCATATTAATTGTACTCTTAGTATCTATGGTTCCACCATTTAATACTATCCCATTTAACTCGTCTGTAAGTGTTGCTATAGTGTGTACATCTGTTCTTTCAAAAGCAAATTTAAATATCCAACCTGCTCCTGTCATGCTAGGTGCTCCATAGTTTTCTAAAACATTAGCACCAACACCATTTAATGCTACTGGCTCATTCATAACTACAGGCTGAGCCCTTAAACCAATTACTTGTACAACACTCTCAAAATCTTTTTGACTGTTGTTATTAAAATCACCAGTCCTTGTTATGTCTATACTTGTGAACAATGTGTAAAATTCTATATTACCTGAAAGTGTCTCACTACTTCCCATTGCTCCGCTTCTATTTCCTGCAACCATTCTGTGTCTCCTGTATTACACTATTTATCAGTATTCCAATTCCTTCAGCCAAAAAAAATCCCCAACTAGTGAGGATTTTTTAAAATAAGTTTAAACTAACTTAGAATGAGACGTCTGCAATAACGTGTCCTGCTAGGTCACCGTTTGCAAGGTTATCACCACCTTCTAATATCATATTAACAACTGCTTGACCACCTATAGTGATATCACCAATTTTTAAAACTGTTAGATTTAAGTTTTGTACTGAGCTAACTAGTGCGTCTAGTTGAGTTTGTGAAATGTTACCTGATTGTTGAGTAAAACTCTTAAGGAATACATCTTTACCAATAAACTCGCCTGCCGCTACTGCTCTTCTATCTGCTTGTGCCATTTTATTCTCCTAATATTAGTGTACAATAGTGTTGTACGTTACTTTTATTTATCAGAAAAGTCATAAAAAAAGGCAGTATAAACTGCCTTTTTCAATATTTTAAGTAAAACTTAACTTACAACAATATTAGTGCCTTCAGCCACTGTTGCTGATGCAAAACTATAACTATTTGCTACCTGTGTACCAACATTTCTAAGTTGTGCTTGAACAGCCGCCGCATCAAATTGACTTCCGTCAACGATACAATGAATTTTACCTGCATTTGCTGAAGGAACAACATACATTAAAGGTTGAATAATACTTAATGCTCTTTCAACTGCTTCACCATATGCATCATCTTCTGCTTGTAGATCTCCACCTGTGTCAACTAAAACTGCTTTGAGGTTATGTCTTGATATAAGAGTACCTGTTGCAAATTCGGCTACACCGGCTCCGTTTCCTTTTGATTGTGCCATTTTATTTCTCCTAAATAGTATAGAATAGATATTCTATTCGTTACACTTATTTATCTTTTTTATATATTTTTTTAGAGTTTTTTGTTAGGATTTTTCTTACTGGCGGAAATCTTCATAGATTGTGGGCCTCTATAAGACATTGGTTTTTGTCCAATCCCTACTAATCCTTTTCCTAATTGGTAGGAAGTTGATGCAGATTTGGCTATCGTACTAGTATCAACTTTAGGTAAATCTCTAAGTCCGGGTACTTTATCCTGTGCATTTCCACTTATACCGCCTGTATATTGGTTCCCTCTAAAGTTACTTGACCATTGTTTCTCTTGTTTGGTATCTGCTGTTGATTGTCCTTTTCCAGGAGTATCATCTTGTGAGGTAGCCTTTATTCTTTGCTGGTTTTGAAATGCTGTGTATTCTGCATTACCTAAATCAACTGCGGCACCCCAATCTATTTGGCCTGTTTCAGGATCTTTGTTTCTAGGATCTTGACCTGCCCTTGCTATAAATTGTAATAATAGAGTATTCTGAGCGAATTTTGCCTGTACATCAGGCCATGATAAATTTTCTATAATAATTTGATCTATTTTCATTTCTGTCGTTGCCGTCCACTTGCCCAGTATCCTGCTATTGCTCCTATACCGGTTCCTCTTCTTTTATATTTATCAACATTTGCACCTGTCTTCTGTGCAATCTTCTTACCTACATATCTACCTGCTAATGCACCTGCGGCCGCTCCTGCAACACGTCTTGTTGTACTTGGCTTATCCCTGTACTTGTCTGATAATCTATAACTTTTATATTTTGTCATTGTGGATAAAGGATTAATCATTTCACTTCCTCTACCTATTCTTCTAAACTCTTGTATAATTTGTGCTACTACTAATTGTTTAGATCTATATTTTAAATTTTTCCAGTCTGTAATAAATCTACGGAACTGTTTATACTTTGCATTACTTATTTTTAATTGCTTTTCTAATCTCATAAAGAAAATAGCACTTTCATTAGAACTTTCTGTGCCTCTTCCTACTTTACTAAAAAATTGCCAATGTTGTCTATCATTAAACTTACACCCTTTTAAAAACATTCTGCTTTCTAGAGAATTTCTAAGTTGTATATTTCTATTACTTGGATCGTTTACTTGATATGCTAACAAGTATAAATCTGTTGCATGACTTCTAAAGAAATTATATTTTCCATATTGCGTTGACTGTTTGGCATATGATCTTGCAAATCCTTCTTGCTTGTCATCTTTAGCCATCATAAATGTTGTTAAGGATGTTAAGTAAAGTAAATCTGCAATATCTCTACCATTGTATATATTAAAACTTCTTGTTGTTCTAAACAATCGTGCTTCTGATAGTTCTTTATCTATTAATTTAAAATCTAATTTACTTTCATTTATATTTTTATAGACACTATACAACACAGGATTATTACCACAGCCAAGTTCATCGTATGCAACACCTCTAATAAGTGCTTTTTGTTCTTGTCTATTATCAAAGTCTTGATATACCTCTGCGTAAACTTCGTCTATAGATTCCTCATCATGTCCGTCATTACATTCTTCTGTAAATCCTTCATAATGTATTACAAAATCTCCAACGTTGTCTACTCCTACATCTGTAGGCACTAGATTATTTACAAATTCTTCTATTTCTGTTGGGAGGTTCATTTGCCAGGTACTCCAGTTCCAAAGTTTAGTCTACTAAATTCTAACCTATCAACAAGTTTAAGAGCATTACCATTTCTATCAACAGCAACAAATCCTTCTTCGCCCGTTACTTCATAACCATTTTCGGTTTCTTTAAATGTCGGTAGTTGCCTAATTGTTTCTAACTTTTTAATTATGTTTACTTTAGATGCAATTAATTTTAGATAAAGATCATAAACACTTACAATGCTTTTTAAATTTTGTCTTATAAATTTGACACCTTCTACTTTTTTAGAATCTGTTTCTTCTTTTTTAGCATCCGTTTTATATTTTTCTATCTTTTTATCCATAAAAATAATATACTTTTGTATAAATCCCTGTGCAAATTTAGTAGGCTCGTCAAATGCTCCTGCTCTAATATTATTATTTACATGTGCCTTAAGTTGTTGTAAAAATTCTTTTCCTATAAGATCATTTCCATTTTCTAACCATTTAAATGTTTCAGGATTTATAGTTTTCAAATATTTGTCTGCTTCTGTTATAGAATCTATTATAAGTTTGCTCTCATCTTTTGTTAATGTAACAGTACCACTGAAATCTTTTATTAAGGCGTCTCTGTGCCATACGTTATTACTATTACCTAGTACACTACTATCAAAACCAAATTTAGCAGTTGTATCGGCTAATGTAGGCCCTCCTACATACTCTGTGTGCCATACTATACCTATTTCTGCACTTGAAATTTCTTTTGCTAAATCGCTATTAGTTGGTATTGCATAAACTATTGTATTGGGTTTAAATACCAAACATGGGTCATCATCTATTGTTACAGTTTGTAAATCACTTTTGGAAAACAACATATCTCCTTGTGCAACTGTGTTCCAATTTAATCCTTTTAGATACTTTAATGCAAGTTTAAGTTTGTCTTGTAATCCTTCTGCTGGATGATTTTCTTCTATATCTTTATCAGTAAAATTTATTTTTGGCTTTTGTGCAAATACACCTTTAGTACCTACAAAAAAGTTTCCTGTATCTGGATCTTTACCACATATTATTGCTGGTGCTCCATCCCATTTAGTTGTCATACTTACAGGACTATTAGAATTACCTTCTAACATTTCATGTAGACTATATAGATATGCAACTGCCTCTTGAGCACCCTTAAAGCCTTTGTTAAATATATGATCCTCTAAATGTTCTAAGTGTGTATTTTTATTTTCTGCTTCTAATAAAATACCTGTAATTAGAGGGTTTGAAATATCGTTGAATCTCATGATTATTTTGTATTTGGACTAGGCTTCTGACCACTTGCAACGCCTGGATCTACCTGTGTATTTCTACGACCCTGTCCACCTTTATTTTTTTGTCTTGGTTTGTAATTAGATGGAACTTTACCATCTACTGGTAGATATAATTTACTAAATGGTATTGCATAACCTTGTGCAGGACTGAAACCTGAAACTACACTTACATATCCGTCACCTACTTCCTTGTCCTGCATGGTGCCTAAAATTAAATCACCTTCTTTGCCAGATGCTTTACCACCTATATGATATACAAAAGATCCTGGTTTAATTTCGTTTGTTTTAATTTGCCTTACTTGTACCTCATTTCCATCTTCATCAGGTACTGTAATAGATTTTATTTTATTCATGGCTTGAGGATCAACGTTTCTCTTTGGAATTACACTATGATATACAGCATACAGTTCAGCATGTAACTGCTGAGTATCTGTTACAGGTTGTCCTAATATAGATAATCTTTCACCTTTAAGAACTTGTTGTAATTGTTGTTCACCAACATGATCTATAATATCTTTAATTATTTTATTACTTACAGTATGCAGTCTACCTGATTTTAAACTTTGCCATTGGCCACCTAGCCATTTCCATGTTTCTTTAGTAACAGGATGTTTTACTCTTGCCCCTTTCATTATATCAGGATTTTTTCTTTTAGATGTTATAAAAAGTTTATTAACATTAGCAGGCACTGGTGCTGGTAATTGTAATATTTCTTCTTTATCTTCATCTCCTACTGTATCTAGTTCTGTTTCATCACCGGGATTTGGTTGTTTATTGGGTTCAGGTATTGTAGGATAATCTTTTTCTAATCTGTCCATTTGACTATTTACATAAGCCTGTGCCCAACCTCTACCAAGTAGATCTCCTAATTCTCCGCCTCGTCTTCCTAACCAAGATTT